CCCAAGCCTCTTGGATCTCCTCTCGCAGGCTTGCTAGATCTTGGGACTGTTCCTTGGTGAATAGCCCCGAAGAGCCAACTACAGCGGGTAACGACTCACCACAAAGAGATATCTGCATAACCAATCCTCCATACATTCGATGACGATTTTGCCGAAATATATAATCTATATGTACCATTCTCCATGCAAATCATTGAGCTATGATAGACTTGGCCACTTCCCCAACCAGGAAACTCAGCTAAAAATGCAGTCTGTTTAAATTTTAGTGGTGCGGTTAAGTTGTCTGCAATTGCCCAAAATAAATCCGTTTGCCCATTATTTCCACCTGTTGGATATGCTGCAATCCAAAACAAATATTTTCCATCTGGTATTTTTGTTACAGATACATGCCACGGAATCCATGATATTTTTATAGTTGTGTCAATATCAAATACTGACATATTTGTAGCTGGACCCCACGTCAATCCATCACTAGAAGTGCGTCGTTCCAATACGCCTTCATCACCGTAATACCACATGACCCAATCATTTGGTCCATTGTAATAAACAGCAGGCGAATATAATTGCGGACTAGATATAGTAAGTGCGGTCTTTGTTCCCAGCGTAGGCACTCCATCCACATCTGATATTTCCCACCTATATATTTGCCATGTTGGACCAGTTGTTAATTCCACATAATAATAATATAATTTTCCTGTGTCTGGATTCCAAACCAAACAAGGATCACAATTATGTAACGATGGTTTTGTAGCCAGGGGATTTGTTATACCGCTCGGAACTTCCCAGGTTATTCCATCATTTGATGCAAGCAATGATGGATTCTCATAATCGTCATTGCCATTAGGATAAGGAGTTATTCCCATCCAGTATTTATACCCGGCGAACCCCCCTTCAATATATACCACTGAAGGGTGAACAGTTTGTCCACTTCCATCATACGTTGGGGTGGTCAATACAGTAGGCGGACTCCATAACAATCTTGGTTTAAATCTCGCTAACCGACCACTAGAACTTTGTCTATTCTCAGACAATATTCTTATTAATTCTTCAGTACTTGGGATGGTCCAGGCATAAGTTTCAACGGTTTGTACTGTCGTGGTCGTATATCCACTAATACTAATTCCAGAACCAGACGATCCCGTAGCACTCGCCCCGCCGCTAACTAATCTCCGGGCGGTATTTAAATTTCCACCTGTTGCCCAACTAGTACCGTCATATTCTTCAGTACTATTCATGATCGACGGGCCACGGCCACCGAATGCAACTGCATATGAAGAGCATCCACCACAACCATGCTCATAACGAGCTACAGACAAACTGTTTTTATTTGTCCATGAAGACCCATTATAAAGTTCACATGTAGACTGGTAAGTAGTGCCATTAAATCCGCATGTAGAAATAGCATCAGAACTATCTCCTCCGGATGCAAGGGATGAAACGGCGAATGTATATGTGGCAGCATTCGCCCAGGTAGACCCATTGAATGATTCTACTGAATCTAGTTTCCCACCGGTATTTTCACCACCAAGAGTGATCGCATCAGCCGAATCCCCAGATGTACTATGGCTCCACCTGATCACAGACATATCACCGACCCAGGACCATGATGTGCCATTATACGTCATCGCATTTTTAATACCCGCCGAACCAGTATAACCTCCAGTAACCACGGCATCACTAGCATTTCCAGCGTCCCCTGATGCGCATCTCGTCCTCGCGCTTAAGAGGTCTCCACCAGCACTCCAAGCAGATCCATTCCATTCTCGACATGTTTTGGCGGCATTGGCAGTAGCACCGCCACCCGCCGCAAACGCACTGGCTTGACTTCCACCCGCGTTCGGCTGAAAAGTATTATATCCGACATTCGATCCCGCGCTCCACGTTCCAGCCATCCAAAATCACCTATTGAATGGAACTACTTCAACAGTGCAACTTGTACCATCGGTATCTTCTGTCGCCACAATCTTCGCATATGGAGCACCACAGGGCCACATGATAACCCTGGTGGTATTTTGGAGCTGAACAGAGCACTGGCTAGAACCATCATACAGGTCCATAAAAGTTCCGCCGCTATTGGCCGCCCCTTGGAGTTTCACAGTCCAGTTGTAGGCACCAGCCACAGTGATGAACACTGCTATGTAATTATGCCCGCTCATATTGATTTCGCTGGATGTTGTAGTAGCTGTTACTGCATTAAGTCCTAAAGTGGCAGCCGTAATTCTGGACCCTTTACCCATTTTATTCACATTAATAGTATCATTGCTGGAATCCAGAACTTCTGCAAAATGACACGAAACATGTAATCTACCAAGAGCATCTACTTCAAGTGGTGCATAATCACCAGCAGTTCCTGCAATAGCTTCGGCGGTATCCTTGCGGACAGCAAGAATCTGGATGCCAGTATCCCCAGTTGTATGAGGTGCATCCTCGGCTTTGGACAGGGCCGCTATTGTGGCAGAATTGGGATCCAGAACGTGAAGGCGGCCATTGGCATCGACTATGAGAGGGATGTAATCGCCATCGGTGCCAGCTAGAGCAGCGGCAGTATCCTTGCGGACAGCAAGAATCTGGATGCCAGTATCCCCAGTTTTATGAGGTGCATCCTCGGCTTTGGACAGGGCCGCTATTGTGGCAGAATTGGGATCCAGAACGTGAAGGCGGCCATTGGCATCGACTATGAGAGGGATGTAATCGCCATCGGTGCCAGCTAGAGCAGCGGCAGTATCCTTGCGGACAGCAAGAATCTGGATGCCAGTATCCCCAGTTTTATGAGGTGCATCCTCGGCTTTGGACAGGGCCGCTATTGTGGCAGAATTGGGATCCAGAACGTGAAGGCGGCCATTGGCATCGACTATGAGAGGGATGTAATCGCCATCGGTGCCAGCTAGAGCAGCGGCAGTATCCTTGCGGACTGCCAGCATCATTAGGCCCGTATCGCCCGATGCGTGGGCCACGTCCTCGGCTTTCTCGGCGTCGAGCCGTAAAATAGAGGCATAGACTACGTTCGGTGATGCCTCTACCTGAACGGCAGCCGCCTTAAACGCGTTACCATTCGCGTCTTTCAGTTCTTTGTAGTCGTATGCCATTTTATCACCTAAGTCGCTACAGCGATGGTAAACCAGCTTGCACCGAAGTTGATGGTGATAGGCGTCAAGACGGGCGTGTAGGTGGCCGTGATCTCTGAGCCGAAGTCTACCCAGCCTATGAGGGCATCACTTGCGTGGTCATCATCATAGAACACCGCGTACCGGAAGGGGCCGAATGAGCCACCGTCCGGGGTGAAAGTGACATCCTGCCCTACGAGTGTACCTGTTCCGCCGGTCTCCGTGTACGCATTCTGGGTGTCCGAGCCACCGGATGGATAGCCGTTGGCCGCGCTGATCTCGGCCAGATCTGCCTTGACCGAATCGTCGGTTGCAGACGGCGTTGCGTTCGTGAGGTAGACCTTGATGGTATCACCATCGAGGTCTATCTCCTTCTTTCCTAACCTCTCAAAGAAGTCGTTAAAGAAATTAAATGTTGCCATTTACATCACCTCAATAGAATTCCTCGTTTATTATTTGGAAGAAAAAATATCAGCCGGTATTGAACCGGCTTAAGTCAGGTCGTTCCAGATGATGATGAGCTGGTTACCAGTTTCGTCCGTGCCGTCTGCCTTCGTAAGGACGCCTGCCCCGACTGCATACTCTTCAGTCCTGTCTGCCATTGTTGCTATTGAGGCTTTGGCTGTCAGAGCCAATACGCTCACGAGCTCGTCACCAACTGCCATGCCGGGTACTGTGACATTGGTAGCGGCGGCTGTGCCATCAGCGATCGTGACCTTTGAGAATCCGCCTGCCAGCTTAGTCTTTAGGACTGATTGGGGCTGCAGTCCGGACGATCCCAGCGCCACAATCTCAGCCTTGACCGTATTGAAGACGATCTTGCCAGCAGTCTCGCTCTTGACCTTGATCCTGCCCACGATCTGCTTGAGCTGGTCAGCTCCTGTTGGGGGGGTTAGCGTCCACGAGCCGGCTGTCGTGGCATCCAGATAGACCGGATCGCCTACATTCCCGGCATTTGTGTTGAGGCCGGTCAGCTCTTCGATGTCGGAAGCGAGCGACGTTCCTAAGCCTTCGTTGTCCTCGCTCGCTATGAGCTGGGCCGGCTTGCCGCTTGTGTCAGCATCGGCCTTCTCGACCTGGAAGACATCATTGGCGGCATTATAGCCTGTGATGTGCAGCAGATCTCCTTTGGCCAGGGCCACGGCGCTGTAGACGGTGAACTTGCGGGTTGTGAGGTTCAGGTCGTTGAGGTCATCAGCTGTGACGGTAAGCTTCTTCAGGGCACCGTTATCTCCCGGAACCCAGACCTCTTTTGCTTTTATTCGAGCGGTGTCCAGACTGTCCAGCTTCATCGGGCCACGGGGGTACTCAAGGGCTCTGTGGCTAGTGGTCATGCGCTACCTCCATGGGTTTGACCCTGGGCAGCTCGTCCTCCTCGACGCGGTAGATGTTGCCTGCGGAAAGGAGGTTTCGGAGCGTGCTTGTGGGGATCTTCGCAGCTTCTTTCAGAGTGATAGAGCTGCCCCTGGGATACTCCCGAGGGGCTTTAGCTTTCTCATCCCATCGCTTGAATGGTCGTAAGACCTTGTAGATCATCCGAATCCCTCAAGCGATAGCGTTCTTCATGAACAGGCCGGCCTCAGGCGCCATTACGACCGGGCACCAGCACTGGAAGCCCTGGTAATAGGTCGTGTGACTGTGCAGGTCAGGGACCTGAGAGAGGGCGGTATCGAATCCGCCCAGGGGCTCATTGAAGCTGAGGTTCATGCCGGCGATGGTCTTCAGGGGACCGGGCTGGGTCACATAGCCAAGCCACATGTGCTTACCAAAGATCCAATCAAGGGAGACGGTAGCTCCTGGGGCTGCGGTGTTATACATGGCCTTGCCGACCAGGATGTTATCCACATCCAGGGCCTGGGCTATCATCTGCTCGTTGAGCTTGGTGGGAACCTTCTCAGAACCCTGTGGGTTCCTGAACAGGCTTATGAGCTGGGGGTTGATCCTCAGCTCTTCATAAACCTGCTCGCCCATGAGCAAGGTGTTGGGGTTCACGCCGGCGCTCTTCTTGATGGCCAGCTTGGCATCCTTGAAGACGCCCAGGGGGTCAGAGTCCGCGTCGTTGAACTGGCGGAATGTCAGGTCATCTGTCATTGCGCTGGTGCCAGTCTCACCGCTGGAGACTCCGGTCCAGTCAATAGCCCAGACCTCCTCGGTGAAGTACTTGGAGGCGATGAGCAGCTCCTTGTTCAGCTGCAGAACGTCAGTGACCATCTGGGTAGTAGCCTGCTCGATGGGATAGCCGTCATCAGCCACATAAGGCAGATCAGCCAGCAGAGGCATCTCAAAGGCGTACCTCTGGCAGACGTAGCTGCCGGGAGTGTCTACCTTCAGCTCGCCCTGGGGTGGTATGCTGCCAGGCCGCCAGGTGCCTGCCTTGTTGGTGAAAGCGTTCTCCTTAGCCCACTTGGGATAGAGACCAGCAATCTGATTGACAGAGATCAGTGGGAACCACTTGTCTGCAATGAAGTTGCTCTCTTCCTGCCTGTAGGCAAGGGACCATTCAGACTCCAGCCGGGCCACATGCACCTGGGAATAGTCCACTCCCTTCTGCACAACCTGCTGAGCCAGGGTAGCAATCTGCTCCTTATAACCGTTATCCATTGACATTGATAATCAACTCCTTCAGGTCATGCTCACGTACATCTTCTCAATTCTCACTGTGGCAGGGTAGCCTTCTGCAGCCCCGACCTCGCACTGGCCGAAGATGATATCTTTGTCTGCGGGTGTGGCCTTGACACCGACGCCGCCTGTGGTGATCTTGACCCAATCGCCTGCGGCCAGGTTGCCGGTTCCGGCTTTCAGAAGGCATTTGCCTCTCCACTGGACCAGAGCAACTGTGGAAAAGGCGGTGCTCGTGCCGTTCTCGGTAGGACGGTTGACCAGAACGCCCACGGCTGGGCCGCTGGTCCAGGCCTTGACACACCTGTTCCGGGCAGTGTCCAGCTGGACCGCGCAGTATTCGTAAGTGGTCAGGTCGCCCTCGACATCATAGGAAGAGATGTCTCCAGGCATTGCCTCCCTGAAGGGAGCGGTAATCTGAGAACTGGACATCTACTGCACCCCCATCTGAGATCTTACGACAGAATGCCTTTCCTCGGCGATTACCGCCTTGGCGATCTGCGGGTTCTCGCGGGTGACTGCGGCCACTGCCTGGGCTCTGAGGATCTTGGGGTCAGTGGGACCGTCGCCAGACTTCTGGATGGCGCCCACCTTCTTAGCCACCAGCTCCTCAAACTGGGCGGTGGAGCTACCCGGTGCCGGCCTTTCGCTGCCGAACGGATGATAGAGCAGCTTGCCTGCCTCGGCCTTCATTGCGCTGGCCTGCTTGAGTGTCTTGAGAATTGTCTTCCTGGCCTCAGAGGGCAGAGCTTCCAGGCTCTTGAGGATCTCAGCACCCTCTTCAGGAGTCCCCAGACCGGAGAAGTCGGACTTGGCTATCTGCTCATACTCCTTCTTGCGGATGATAGAGCGCAGCTCCTCGTTCTCCTTTCGGATCGGTTCGACTGCCTTCTGGACTATGTCCAGCAGCTCAGCCTTGCTGACCAGAGCCCTGGCTCCGGCCTTGTCAGCCCTAGCGGGCTTGGTCTTTGTCATCGGCACACTTCCATTTGCTGATTTGAATAATAAGAACTTTTTCCCATTAGCCGCTTTACCGACTAACGAGACTTCGTCTAATTCAAGATCGGATAGCTCATTAGGCACTAAAATCACCTCAGATCATTACAAAGTTTGAAGAAGAGATTCAGAAAGGCGTGCGGGTCCCTGTTCCAGCGATGGAGAAGCCGGTGATCTCGCCTTTCTTGATCGCCTGCCAGAGAGCGGGATCGTGGATCTTGACAGCCATAACCCAGCTCCCGGATTTCACGACCTGGCCGTTGCACTTGAAGTCGGTTGGAGCGATATAGCTCTCGATGATGGAAGCTTTGGCCACGCCAGAATGCTCTTTGCCGATCCGCTGGCTGGTCTGCATGAACTTGTGACAGGCCGCCCGGATCTCGGACTTGCTCAGGCGGTCACCCTGCAGGTCTATGACATTGGGCTCGCTGACGACTCCATAAACGATCTGCTGATCGCTGCCCTTGGCGACGATGATAGGCACCCGGTAGGACTTCATGACCTTGCTTACTTCGTCCTCGTCTTCCTCATCCTCATCATCTTCCTTCAGGAACTCGGGGAGGTCTTCATCCTCGTCTTCGTCCTCTTCAGGCTCTTCGTCCTCGGCCTTCTCTGCCTCATGCTCTGCCAGGACTTCCCGGATGTCGTCTATGAGGTCACTAGTAGCCTCTTCTTCGGGCTCGGTTTCATCACCGAAAAGATCCTCTTCAGATATGCCGTCGTCTGGGTCAGCATCGGCCTCGATCTGCTCTTCTTCGCCTTCGTCCTCGGGATCAGCGTCGGCCTCGTCCTGCATCTCAAGCCACTGCTCAAGTGCTGCCTTGTGCTTGGATTCGTCTTGTTTGATGGCTTCGGCCATTTCTTTGAGCTGTGGGTCAGTGGCCATCTCGATCAGCTGGTCGATTTCATCTATGCCTTCGCCTTCACTGGCCAGTATGGCGCGAACGCGATCTAAATCGGAGCCTTTCTCCAGCTCCTCGTCTTCTATATATTCTTCTTCATCCATAGAATTACCTTCTAATCGGGGAACGTGGATGTCTCCGAGATCGATACCTTTGTTAATCATGAAAATCAGACTTTGCTGTATATTGCACCTTCAACCATCCGCAAAGCTTTATCGTACTTTTTGCCTTCGGGGTATGCGGGATTGCGGAACTTTGGATGCTTCTGTAGTGCTGATTGCATACTGCGAAGCTTACCCAAAGACAATTCTTTAAGATCCTTGAGTTTGAGCTTGGTTGCTTGATCTGCTAAGGATACTTTGGCTTTCGGCTTCTCCTGCTGCTTGGGCGCTCCCTGTCAGCCTTTCGTATATTTTCCATGCAGTAAGGCGTCTTCGATTGCCCTTTTGGCTTTCGCCTCGTTTCCGAAAGCCGGGACGTAGATTGCGTTCTCATCCTGCACTGTCGCTGTTATGGGTATCAGTTGGTGGCTTTTGATCTTCCCATTTTCATCTAAGTGAATCGCAAGTCTCTGCATGTCTGGATGAGTTGATGTGATCGACTCGCGTGTGTTTCCGATATACTCGTCGACTTCCAGTTTGCGGTCTATCGCGGCGCGGTCGGTGTATGCAGGAAATCCCTCGGGGATTTTATTTACCCTAAGATAATTTATTTTCTCGTTTCCGTATTTCCCTTTAACATTCGTTCCAAAGTTTTTATCCTCTTTCGGATCGAACTTTGCCGATGTTAAGAGTTTGCCAGAGTCAGCGTCATACACATCCAGACGGATAAGCCCGTTTTCCATCTTACCCACGACTTTCTGACCGTGTGCATGGTACATCCCATTCCACCCACCATATTTGTCGCTTGAGAATGGTATTACCCCTGGCCCGCCGACTAGGCGCTCGGCTCCGGGAATGTCCTCATATTTTGGTGGTTGCTGTTGCTCTGGCTTCTTTTCACCCTCCGAAGGCTTTATCTCTTCCGTCACGGTTTTTCCCTCGCCTTCCACTGGTTTCTCTGAGGTCTTAAGCCACCCGATCTTATCCAGAGCACTCCCACCAGACAACAGCGACTGGATTGCTCCGCCTACCCTGGCCTGTGATGCGGCTTCCTCCCTCCGTTCCATCTTACGCCGGGTCTTGGATGGCTTCTTGGGCTTCGATGAGCCACCGCTACCGGACCTGAACTGGCCGTTGTCGGCCCTGGGGTGCTTGGACTCGTCCCAATCGCCCGCTTTCTTGAGTCGGTGATTGGTGCCGCCGAGAAATATAGAGCCGTCCGGGGTTACGTGGTGCCGCCTAGCCTCTTCGAACCAATCAAGATTCCGGAGGATAGACTTCAGGATCGGTATGCGCATGATCATGATATTCGCCTCAGCAGTATCTTTCAGCGTCGCGGCCCATCTCTTTCAGAGCCTGCCAGTCATCGAGCATTGCCCGACATCGGGATACCATCGCTTGATGGGCTTCGCGGGCTTCGTAATCTTCTTCAGGGGTCATGTTAAGTCGATCCAGGATAATCTAGGGGTAATAGGTGATGAATGCAATTCGGATGCAGAAATCCCTGCTCAATGGCAGTGTCGAGCGCCGGGTACTCTTTCGACTTCCCTGATATTGATACTATCTTCCCAGCCCACTCGCGGCATACGTTGCAGGTGTTCGGCCTGATCTCGCGGGATATCAAGACCAGATCCTCTTTCTGCTCGACTGCCCGGTTGATGGAACCTTCGTTGAACGAATTCCGGGCTGCTGTGATCGCCACCATCTCAATATAGTCTGCGATCCCCAGCTCTTTCCCATCAATCGTCTTGTGGCCTATCACCCGGCCCTTCAGACCGGAATAGTCCACCTTCTTGCCCGCCAGTGCCGCCTGAGCCCTCCGCTTCTCCGATTCGGCTATGACCTCTTCTATGTGTCTGCCCAGCTGGGCATCCGTCTCTTTGAAGCGGTTGAACTCCTGCGTGGCCATTGCCTGAGCGGCTTTGGCATGAGGCCCTTGGAGCGACCCTACCCGAGATCCTGCCAGATACAGACCTGGGATGGAGACACTCAGCCAGGAGGCCGCGTTCACCAACAGCTCTCTCCGGATCCGGTCGGTGAGGGCCCTCAGCCTGTCCGGGTTGTCGAGGTTCTGGTCGATGGCCGCCTTGATGGCCTTCTCGCCTCTCTTGTAGAGCAGAGCGATGATAGCTGCGGTCTCCTTGATCCTTTTGCGGGGGTCCTCTTCCTTAGACTTGCTCCGGACCGCCTTCTCTATCTCTGACTGAGGGAGCTGAGACAGAAGGAAGGACTCGGGTCTGCCTGCAGCACGCCAGAGCTTGCGTCTCAGGTCTGGCAGGTCGTAGCCCAATACTTGAGCTTTGCGCCAGAATGAGGGGGTGAGCAGGTCGTACCGCTGCTGATCTGTGAGGTCCCCATCCGACAAGTAGCCGGTTGCGCGGATGAGCTGCAGGAGTTCAGAGTTCATGTCCCCACGGGCATTATGCACCTGGCAATATCTGAATTGAAGAAGGAAAGCCATTCCACTCTGCAGACCTCTGCCACTGGGCTGCTCTCGTGTGCCTCGTGGCCCTCATCGCTTCCCATTGGAGACATGATATACCCTCAAAGATTTCTGAATAGTACTCTATGACTGCCGGGTCCGGACTGTAGAGCGGCATGTAATAGAGCATAATAGCCTCGATCATGCCGGTGTCCTCCCTAGGATAGTGTCTATTGCGCTCTGGCCATCGAGCAGGCTCTCTATCGGGCTGTCGCCGTGCTCCTGAAGAGCGTCGTTCGTCTCCTGCTCGATATAGTCCGGGAGGCCCAGGTTCTTGATGATAGCGTCCCTGATGCCTGCCTGCCGGGACAGGTCCCAGCCTGATTTCTCGAATAGCCCCAGCACCGCCACGACATCCTGGGTGCTAAGTGGCACCAAGGGGTCATAGACGATCTTAGGCCGGGGCTTGCCTCGCTCGAACTCGTATTGGGGATTCAGCCTGAACAGCTGCCTGACCACCTGGCCGTTGATCGATTCCATGAAGCTGTTGGCTGTGGCCGCGACCGCCAGGGTGAAGTTGTCAGTCTTGTCCCGGCTCAATGCCAGGCTCCCTGTGCCCCCCATTCCGAGGGCCATGAACTCAGTCATCGTGGCGATCAGGATGGCTTTTGCTTCTGCCTCAATTGACTGGGTGATGTGGCCGATGATGTCCGCATTCTGTGAGGGCTGCAGGAACCCTATCTTGATCATGGGCTGGCTGTTCGCATCCCAGACCTGGGGGGTGATGATCCACTTCTGAGAGTCGGTTGTGATGTTGGTTAGGGTGTCGACCAGGCTATTGTAAGACGCCAGGGCCTCGGGGTCTGCGTTGCCCACTGCCGGAGCGTTGGCGATGTTGGCAGGGACCTCTGCCCAGGGTATGCCTGCGCCACCCCTCTCGGCTGTGACGTTCCGCAGGTCCTCCATGATGGTCTTGGTTCGCCAGGACCTCCAGACGTGCCGGAGGATTGAGCGGCCTTCGGGGCTGTCTTTGCCCGGCTCGGCCCGGAGGTTCAGGATTTTCTGATAAGGGATGAATGTCATATGATAGTCCGGCGCGGCAAGCTGCGTCAGACCGATGAGCCTGTTCACGTCCTTGGGATCATAATCCCAATGGAGAATGCTGTCCGGGCTCCTGAATGCCAATGCCGATAAGCCGATCTGGCCGTCATCGAAATCAGATGAGTAGCGTTCGTCTTCCTGCTCGCCGTTCCGTTCCTTGTAGATCTTTTCAAACGGCGCAAATCCGAACTGGAGAGTTGGCTTGGCTGCTGTCGCTATGAACGTCTGCCAGGAGTGGTACATGTCGTTCATGCACTGCTCCAAGAACTCGGCTGAGCCATTGTCCTTGTTCTCATCGACTACCGGGTCAACGTGCCAGCTGGTGCGGCGAATGAAGAGAGAATAGGCATTCAGAGCTGAGCCCACATAAGCATCATTTGAGCCCATCTCCTCATAGACGAGCCACAGGTTCCGGCCCTGCAGCTCTGGCAGGAAGTCTCGCCGGATCCAGCCGGGTAAAAAATATTGGAGACCACTGCGACCATATTCTTGCCCTACCAAGGCACGCGGCGATTGATGAAATTTTGGATAGACTCCACCGTTGGGGGCTGCTGGACGCTGGGTAGATTTTGGCATGAGAGGCTTCCTATTTGATGGGTACTTGATGCGGTTCTACAAAATCGATAACAGGAGACTATGATAGATTCTATTCTTTCTTGTCCGCCTTGTGCCGGTTGGTGCTCCGGCTCACCGCTCGCAGGTTCCGCTTGCTGTTGGATCCGCCATTGCTGAGTGGGTTCTTGTGATCGGCTTCCCTCGGATCGCCCTTCGGAATGCCCAGCTTCCTGCGGGCTGCGTTCCTTTCGGCACGCTCTTTGATCTGCTTGGGCTTGCCGTGGTAGTCCCTGTACTCCTGTTTGTAGTCCCGGGCCTTCTCTTTCTCCAGGACGGCTTTCAGGATCGGGATTCGCATAATCAAGAGTATATCACTTCCAGGCGGGTTTCTTGGTGGCTCCGGTGAATGAGAGCTTTGGGTCCGGGGGCATGTGCCCGAGAGCTTGCCACGCATAAGCGAGAGCGTCTACTTGGTCGTCGTGGTTACCTATTGGGAAGCTCAAGAGTTCTGCTTCAAACTCCTGCGACAATCCTCGCGTGTGGTAGACTTGCCCTAGCTCGTAGCGAGCCTCCATGGGGGCGAATCTCGATACCTTATCGCTGATCGGCTTGATGCCTCGGACATTGAGCGATGTTTGTGCAGCTAACTGCTGGATGAGTGCTTTCTGATAGGCCACATCTTCAATGCCTACCACCAAGGGCTTCCATCTGGCCGCGAGCTGCTTGATAAATTCAATCTGTTGTGAGAATGATCCTCGTATTCTCTGCACGTCGAGGATGTGCAGGTTTCCGTTCTGGTCTCTGCCGAGGACTGCCCCTGCTGTATAGTCTGCCGCCTCTTTCTCTGAGATGGCTAGATCGACACCAAGGGCGATCTTCATTCCTTGTGAGGGGGGGTGATCCTCGTATTTCAGCCAGGCTCTTTGTATCCGGGTCGC